ACCCGAAAGTGCGTGTGTATTGGCTACTATTAAATTAGCACTAAGAAGTGGGGTGGTAGCGTTAGTGGTTACAACACCTAATGCAGCGGAGATGCTTGCATAGTTAGTGGCAAGCAAACTATCAGTTACCACACGGATTTTCTTGGTTGGATTACCAGAGGCATCCAGCGAGGATTCGGTGAACTTGTTGGAGATGTATGGATTGACCATGATTTCCACATTGCGGGAATTGGTATCCTGAGTTTCAAGGAAGAATGGAACGGATGGTCCGCCATTTGGGTTGAGTTGTGTGCGGAATGTATCAATGGAACCCACGATACGGTCATCAAGCACATAATCCAGCTTGAATGCTTCGGTTGCATATACACTTTTACGGAGCTTGAAGACACCAACGTTAAGAAGGTCATCATCTTCCCTACCGTCAATGTTGTAATCGGTAAGGTTCTCCATGACTTGGGAAATACTACCAGTGGCACCTCCAGCGGTAGCGGAGAGATTGAATTGGAGAGTTCCGTTTGGAATTTGCGTATAATCCGAAATCACATCAGCAGTAAGGCTTGTGGTATATGCACGGGTGATTGCATCAAAATTGGATGCTGGATTGAGATTAACGTTATCTGCAATACCAACATAATAACCTTCAAATTGGCTATTGATCGTGGTTTGGGCTTTATCAAGAATAATGATACCAGCACCACCCATGGCAGAAAGAACAGCAGCCTTTGTAGATACAGATGAAAGAGAAGATGAAAAAGAGGAAAGGTGAGATGCAGTTGCAGACCAATCAAAGAGTGTTCCTTCCATGGCTTGGGCAAATTCCGTTTCCGATAGGGTAATCTGATAGGGTTTTCCGAGGAAATAGGTTCCAGCGGAGAGATTGAGGTTTCTCGTTGTGGTAACTCCGGTGGGGGTTGCGGCAACAACGGGATAAATAAGGGCAGAATGTTGGCTTCCAAACCCATCTCCGGTTCCCGATCCATAAGGAAGACGGAAAGTGTAGATGTTTGCGGGAGAATTCAGGAGTTCCCTCACAGTGTAATAGAAATAACGTTCTGCGCTATTGGTTGGGGTTCCATAGATTGCTTCCAGTTCGTCTCTGGAAGTCACCTTGATAACCTCATCAGAATATCCTTGAGGTGCATAACCTGCTACGAAAATATTGGTTCCTACATTCGTCTGTGCGACGAGACTTAAATCTCTCTCAAAAATTTCTACTCCGGGGCTATTAATCGTGCGTTGCATATTACTATTTAGCAATTATCGGCTAAAAATTTCCTATTTAGGAAATTGTCTGATTATATCTATCACATCCCAGCAATTCTATGTGCATTTGTGAGAATACA